TTAGAGGATTATGCAGTGTTAATAATATCGAAGATTTACCATAAACCTGAATGTCAAGGCGGCACGGAAAATCATCTTGAGATTTTAAGGTTATAGGAATTAATAATGTTGTTAATATTAAAAATAATAGTTTTTTCATATTTTTTAAATCAAGGATACAATACAATACATTTTTTAGGCTTTGTATAACCAGTAACCGGTTTAAAATCACATAAATCCCCAAGTTCTATTTCTCTTTCAAAACTCATACCGTCATCATATCTTTCTATTCTTTGAGCGTAATGTATTTCGTCATTGTTTACAGAATTTAATTCATGATAAGAATTGCCCTCCGAATCTGAAGCCAGAATAACTTCATAATTGGGGTCTAGTTTTTGGAGTTTTTGGATTAAGGTTTTGACTTTCATGTTTTTATTTGTTTATAATATCCAATTGTTCTTTTAATAATCTTTTTAGTATTTTGCGGGCTTTTTTACCATTATCATTAAGTACGGGAGTTGGAAGACTATAATAATTTTCCTTGTCCGCATAAAAACTTAAAACATCAAACAATTCGTTTAAAGTAACCTTTTTGTATTTTGGGGCGGATTTCTTATTCATGTTTATTTGTTAATTATGTTTATTTAAATCACTCATATTCCCCTGTTCGAGACGAAACCGAAAATTATAACTATTCGAATCATACTTACGATTTAAACAACCAGACAAAACAATCAGGGCAAGTAATAGGATGATAAATTTTAGATTCATAATTATTTGTTTTCGTTTTTTAAAATGGCTTTATAATAGTGTTGAAAGTTTGGTAAATCCAATTGCTATTAAAGCTTTGCAATCTTTTACTTTGGTAGCCAACTTTATAAAACAATGGTTAGTAACAACCTCAGTAAACGGAGCGGGAACAATCACACCATCGAGCGGGTTAAAAGATGAAGGCAATATCACAATCGAAGTAACAGTAACCAATCCTTTAGTAGATGAGTTTGAAAAAATAGAGATTACTCCCGATGGAGAGGCAACTCAAACTTTTTTTACAAGTACTTTGGTATGGTTTACTGATAAAGCTACCGTGATTGTGGGATATGTAAAAGCTATTATTACTTATTGGACATTAACAGTTACAAAAGAAGGCAACGGGACTGTTAATCCTGACGTTGGAGATCATCAAATTCCAGAAGGTTCAAACGTAATAACAGCTACACCCGATACGGATAATGAATTTATTGAATTTGTTGATGATACAATACCAACAACAAATAACCCATATACTTATGTAATAAATGGTATTAAAAGTATATTAGCAAGGTTTGGTTACTTAGTACCATTTTACTCCGATGCAGTCGAATATTGGGATGGAACAGTAATTGACGTAACAGGAACAAAATACTTCAAAGGTAAAAAAGGCGTTGCCGATTTGCTTATTACAGGTTATGACTTCGACACTGATTGGACTAAAGGATTTCCATACAAAACAGCAGCAACCGTTTCAGCACCCGCAGGAAATGCCACTTTGATAGCATCCGATTTAAACAACTTCTTTTATACTGGCGGTATACCAAATCAAATACCAGTAGTTTCATTCTTTGAAAATGTGGATTATGCTGGTAAAATATTCTGTTTACATAACGCTCAACAAGTTGTATCAGTACCCATAGAAACACATATAACAGGTGTTTTTGAGGATTACGATATGGAGGTTGTGCAACCGTCAGTTCAAAAGATTGTTCTATATAACACCGTTAAAACAGGCGCAGACTTAACAACGGTAAATAATTATTTTAGCGTACCAACAAAACAGGCTTCAAATATACGTGAGGTTGGAAGCGGTAAGACTTATGCAACTATTTCAGCAGCAATTACAGCGGCAACTGCAGGAGATAGGATTTATATTTATAGTGGAAAATATGTTGAAAATGTTACTTGCTCAAAAGCAAATATTACTTTTTATGGATTGGGTAATGTGGTGTTGCAACCAACTGTATCACAAAGTTATACCATACAATTGTATGCAAATGGTATAACATTGGAAGGATTAAATATTATTCCAAATACAACTACTGAAGGATTAACATGCAATGGCCTTAATTTGACTATTAATAAATGCTATTTTTCAAGGGTAAGCATACAAAGAACAATATGGTATCGTGGTGCTGGAAATATTACAATTACAAATACTATTTCTTTAGGCGGTGCTTTATTTACAAACACTTTAACTGGAAATGTATTTATAAATGATTCTTATTTTACAAATACATCGGATTATATTTTAAATATTGCATCATTTCCAACAATAGCATCTTTATCTAATTACATATGCAAGCATAGTAAATTAATAAATAGCGTTGGAACACAAACAATATATAATCATGGAGCTTATGTACTTATATTAGATAATGAATTTATTTATAATACATTTAATTCCATAACATCACAAGCATATTTGTCACCTTCAATTTATGAAATTATTTTAAATAGAGTAACTGCAAGCTCTGGACACTGTTTCCATAGTTTTTCTAAATTCTGTAATAATGAAATAAATATAGCAGGATTGGGGGCTGGATCGGATGGTCAGATATTAGTAACAGTTGGCGCTCAAACTATTCGTATCCTTTTAGACGATGACGAAAAGCATATCAATACTGATATTTATTTTATAAACAAATACGGATGCCAGCAAACTGTATCAATGCGAAAACAGCGGAAAGAAAGCATAGCAATAACAGGAGAAAAATATCAGGGTTTTGGTCAACAGCCATCAGACAGTTATCATCAGTTTACGGATTTTAATATAAACGGTAAAACAAATATCCAGTTAAGTAGCGGTTTTATTCCTGAATCGAGTAATAGTTCAATAAAAGAACTGTTATTGTCTGAAAAAATATGGATGCTTTACAACGGTACAACTATACCGGTTAATTTAAAATCTAAAAGTTTGGAATTTAAAACACGAATAAATGACCAGCTTATTAATTATGTTTTGGATTTTGAGTATTCATACAACGAAATAAATAACGTATGATATTAGGTATTTTTATAGAGAATCAAAGATTAGATTTATTTGAAGATGAAGACATAAGCATCGTTTCAAGTGTTTTAAACGTGCAGGATATATCTATTAACACAACCGAATATTCAAGATCGTTTACGGTACCGGCATCGAATAATAACAACAATATATTTAAACATTATTATAACTCCGATATTGATAATGCTTTCGATGCAAGAAAGAAAACAACTGCCAGGATTGAAATAGGAGGCATAGTTTTTCGGGAAGGTGAGATAACACTTACTAAAGTATTAATGAAAAGCGGAAATCCGAGTTCATACATGATTAACTTTTTCGGGTTGCTAGTTTCTTTAAAAAACATTTTAGGCAATGATAAATTAGACGTATTGGATTATTCAGAATTTACGGAGCCTTATGTTCCTGATTTCATAAAAGCATTGCTTACAAACAACCAGACACCAAATGAAGTTTTATTGGCAATCGGGCATAGAGATGATTTAATTTGTTCTTTGTTATCTAATAGGAAGTATTTCTATGCTTCAAATAGCGATGCTTACGATCCTACATTAGAAGGAAACTTATATTATTTAGCTTCATTGACTGCCAATGGTGCTAAATGGGACGAACTGAAGACATCATTTAAAATAAGATCAATCATTGAAAAAATAGAAACTTATTACGGTATTAATTTTACGGGTGGTTTTTTCGATACTACACTATTCGACAACCTTTATTTGTGTTTGGATAGGGGTGATAATATAAAGCCAAAAACAACTGAAAGAGTTACGGTAGATGCAGGTAGTTACACTTATATTCAAGCTGATAGTAGTGTTCAAATTAATGTTGCTAACCGGTTTTATGAATATGATATATTTTGTGACATTGTGCCAGTAATTACATATAGTGATATACCATATACTTTAAAGATGTATGTTGACGATGTTCTTGATGAACAGATAAGCGTAATCGGAACAACTCAACTATCAAAAAGATTAATTGGCGTAAGCGGAATTAAAACCATATATTTTGAAATAGAATCGGCTGAATATATGGAATATACTCCGACAATTACGGCTGAACAAGTAACCCCTATAATTTATAGCGAATCGGCAACAACAGCAACTCCAAATATTATAACTATTGATTATTATGAGGTATCACAAAATATGCCGGACATTACCGTAATAGATTTTTTAAAGGGGTTAACTCAGGCTTTTAAATGTGTAATAATTCCGACAAGCGAAACGGATATTTATATAAACCCGGTTACAACATATTACAATGCAGGGAATACAATCGACATAACAAAGTATGTTGATATTTCACAGATTGAAGTATCGCGGCCCGACCTATTAAATAAAATATCATATAAATTTAAAGAGCCTACAACGGTTTTAAATAAGCAATTCAAGGGAACCACAGAAGAGGCATACGGTGATGAGATACTTTATATCTACGATGATAATGGAGAGCTTATTGATGGTAGCAGTATGGATATTCAGCTACCATTTGAGCAGATTATTTATGAGCGGTTGGTTGACACGGAAACAAATACAAATACCAATATTCAATATGGTGCTTTGATTGATGATAAATTAGAGCCGGTGAAAATCAATCCGCATATCCATTTCGCTATTTTAAGAACCATAGGTAGCAAAACATTATGCTTTAATAACGGGGCCGGAATAGAGAATTTAACATCTTCATATTATTCACCTTCACATATTAGAGTTGCCGGAGCATTAACATTGGGAACTGGTTTAGTATTTGGAAGCGAGATTGAGGAATTTAGCAAATTGACAATTACCGATAGCCTTTATACTGAATACCATCAAAATTATATCAATAGCCTATTCAATATAAAAAGGCGTAGTTATAGCGTAATAACTAAAAACATACCTTTAAATATTATATCGGAAATTCAATTAAATGACAAGATAGTTATTGGAGGTAATTATTTTAGGATAAATACAATGGATGTTAATATAACCAACGGTGAAATAAAATTTAACCTATTCAACATATAATGGAAAAGAACTTTATAGTGCAGGTAATTGACTTATTAAGGCAAGGCGAATATTTAGGAGGTGGCAATGTTATCGAAATAGCAAAGGGAAAGCACCAAATGTCAACCACAATGAAGATAGGTTTAAGAAAAGTAAAACGCAAATATTACGAAAATGGCAATTAAAAAAGAAATAATCATCGACATAAACACCGATGAGGCCAACCAAAAGCTAAAAGAGGTTGATAAGAATATAAAAGAAACTTCAAAGGATGCCGGTGAATCATTTGGTATGATGGATACCCAGATAGGAGGCATGGCTAAGGGCTTTCTTGACTTTGGTAAAAAGGCCATAACCACAATGAAAACTTTAAAAGGGGCCATTGCAGCAACCGGAATAGGTTTGTTGGTTATTGCCATTGCGGGGCTTGTTGATTGGATGAAATCATCTGAAAAGGGTAGTCAGGTATTGGCAACCACGATGAAGGTATTAGGACAAATAATTAAAGAAGGCCCGATCATCGCTTTCAATGCCTTAAAATTGGCAGTCCAATATCTTATGCTTCCTTTCCGTACTCTTATGATTGTAATGAAAAACGCCAAAGATGTTTTGACTGGTAAGCAATCGGTAAAAGAGGCAATGGAAAACACCAAAAACGAAACCATTGCATTAGGAAAAGAAATGGTTGAAACTGCTAAAAAGATCGGTCAGAGTTTTGTCAAGATCGGAAAAGGTGCAGTTGATGTAGCCAAATTGGAAAATGATTATATTAAGTCTAAGCGGGCAAATTTACAAGAAGAGGTAAGATTAAATAAGGAATTGGCAGCCACTAAACTGATAATGGACGATGCCACAAAAACAGATTTAGAAAGATACAAGGAACTCGAAAAGGCCAGCAAGATACAACAGCAGATCACAAAGAACAAAATCGATTTAGCCAAACAGGAACTTGCAATAATCGAAGCAAATATAGCTTTAGGTGACAGTTCAGTTGAAAACTTAGATAAGCAAGCCGAAGCCAAAGCCAACCTAATACAATTAGAGGCTGAAGGGTTAGACCGTTTAAAAGAATTTGCAGACAAGAAAACAGCTATTGAACAGGCAGCAATAGAAAGAGAAAACGCCAAACTTGAAAAACAGAAAGCCGATGCAGAGGCAAGAGCCGAATTGGATGCAAAGGAATTGGATGAAAGAAACAAAAAGATTGATGCCGAAATAGAGGCAGATATAAAAGCTGAAGAAGAAAGGCTTTCAAATATACAATCAATTCAAGATTCGTTTAGGCAGAAAAACGAAGATGCCGCGGCCCAGACTGAACTCGATAGGATCATGCTACAACAGTCAAGGGATATGGCAGCACTTGAGGCATTGGATGCAACCGAACAGCAAAAGTATGAAGTCAAAAAATACTATCTTGATTTGATTGCCAACGAAGAGAAAAAGAAAGCAGAAGAGAAAAAGCAACTTGATATAGCAGTTGCAATGGCCACCGTAAACATAGCGGGACAAACAGCCGAACTACTTTCAATGATGGTTAAAAAGGATAGCAAGATATATAAAGCTTTGCAGATTGCACAGATAGCAGCTAGTGGAATACAAGCAGTTCAAAATGCTTTTACAACTGCTTCGCTTTCTCCTATTGCTACTGTGTTTCCTGGTTATCCTTATGTAATGGCGAGTTTAGCGGGTTCGTTTAGTCTAGCACAGTTAACCAAACTAAAGAATTCAGGCAATGGCGAAGGAGTTGGAAGTCCTAGTAATCCTTCATTTGGTTCGGCAGGAGGCAATCAAACACCTCCACAGTTTAACATCGTGCAAGGAACAGGAACAAACCAAATTGCAGAGGGATTGAATAGTAATAGGCAACCGCTAAAAGCCTATGTAGTAGGTAGCGATGTTTCAACACAACAAGAACTTGACAGGAAAACAGTTACAACGGCATCAATATAAAAAATGCAACAAAATATTAATCCTTTAGTTTTATAGTTATGGCAGAGATAATTACATACGAGGCGATATTTGACGAAAGCGTTAAGGGCGTGTTCGGTATTTCATTAGTTGAAAACCCAGCGACACAAGAATACTTTGTAACACTTAGCGAAGATGAAAAACCATACGAAATAAAATTAGCCACGATTGACGAGGAAAAAAGAATCCTTTTAGGGTTGGTATTAGAGCCTAATAAACCCATTTACAGAAACGAAGACGGAGAAGAGTTTAATATCATTTTCAATTCGGAAACGGTTGCAAATTTAGCACACGGTTTCTTTTTAAATGGGTACCAATTAAACTCATCAATAGAACACGATGACAAGAAAATAAAAGATATTGCCTTTGTTGAATCCTGGATTGTTGACGATCCGAAAAGGGATAAAAGCAATGCCTACGGAATGGAATATCAAAAAGGCTCATGGGTTATAGCAATGAAAATAAATGATGAAAGCCTTTGGACTGATTATGTGAAAACAGGAAAAGTAAAAGGTTTTAGCATAGATGCAATGGTTAAACTAAAAAAAGTTAACAATCAAAAACAAGTAAAAATGAGTGTATTAGACAAATTGAAAACCTTTGTCGGATTAAAATCTGATGAAGTGGTATTGAAATTTGGACAGGTTATGCTTGAGGGTGGAGATGTGATTTTTGAATACGAAGGGGAAACCCTTGCAGTTGGAAGTCCCGTTTTCGCAATCGACAAAGCCGATCCAGAAAATAAGATACCTGCACCTGTTGGGAAGTTTCCTTTAGAGGATGGCTCAACAATGGTAGTAACCGAAGAGGGCATTGTAGGTGAGATCATACCGAAAGAAGCACCGGCAGGAGAAAAACCGGCAGAACCTGCACCCGCACCAAAACAGGAGGCAATGCCTTTGAGCGATGTTTCTGAAAGTATCAATTCAATCAAATCTATTTTGGTTAAGTACGAAGAAAACCAAACAAGATTGGAAGCTAAGATTGATGCAATGAATTTGGAATTTGCGAAAGTAAAAACCGAAGTAGTGACAATGGCCGAACAGCCAGTAAGCAAGCCTAAAGTAGGAATGGCAAATATTCCACTTAATAAGCAAGGGCGTATTTTAGATAAAATTCGTAATAACTCTTAAATAAATAAACATGAGCGTAACAGTTTCATATCAAGATGTAAAGCCTGTTAATAGGTATCAAGCACTTTCGGCAGCTACCACTTTGACCGCAGCCGATAGCGGAAAAACCTTTTTATTAGCAGCAACAGGAAAGGCAATCACATTGCCAGCCGTAAAAGCGGGATTGTATTATAAATTCATTTGTCAGACAACAACCGCAACAACCGATTGGACAATCGTAACTCCCGCAGGTGCAAACCTTATTTTTGGAAGCGCACAAGTAGCAGGTGCAGTAGTGGCAGCAAGTGCCGAAGATACTATAACTTTGGTAGTAGCTAAATTCTTACCAGGTGACTGGGTATCTTTAGAAAGTGATGGTACATCATGGTTTGTAGAGGGTTCAGTTGTGACTACCGTTGGATGTACTTTTACCGCAACCTAGTAATTAACTTATAAATTAAAATAACATGGCAACAACAGTAACAACTTCCAGTAATTACGTAGGTAAGGAAGCCGGGGCAATTATCGGAGCCGCTTTTAAGGAGGCCGATACCCTGAGATTAGGTCTATTGACCGTAGCAGAAAACGTAAATTATAAAATGAACCTTCGCAAGATCGCTTATACCGATGGTACTACCGATTATTCTTGCGGATTTGTGCCTCAGGGTGCAGTTGTACTTTCTGAAAAACAGATCGTACCAAAGAAAGTGATGAACGCTTTACAGATTTGTAAAGAGGACTTCCGTCAAACTTGGTCAGAAGATAAAGGCGGTGCAAGTGCAAAAAATCCAAACATGCCGGCTGATATTAACGAGGCTATCATGGTTGAAGTTTTGGCATCACAAGCTGAAAAGATTGATGACGATATATGGAACGGAGTTAATGCAACCAATGGCGAACTCGGAGATGGTTTCTTAGTTCAGTTTGCATCCGATGCAGCTATCATAAAAGACGGTAATGGACTAACTGGTCCCGGACACGCTTGTACAGAATCAACAGTCGAAGCCGACCTTAAACTTGCTTTGGCCGCTATTCCGGTTTCTTTGCGTAGAGCGAAAGACTTAATCGTTGCAGTTTCTGCAAATGTATTCCAAGCCTATACCTTTTATTTGATTTCCAAAGGTATATCTAACGATGGTAACGCAGAGCCTAAACAAGCCAAATTTGGTAAGTATATGTTAACCGAAGTAAACAGTTTACCTGATAACACTATCTTAGTTTATCAAAAGAAAAACCTTGTTTTTGCAACTGGATTACAGGCCGACCATAACGAACTTACATTTGTTGACGAAGACGAAATTGGTTTGTTAACTGGAAATATCCGTGGTAAAATGGTTTACAACGGTGGTATGGGTTATTACAATTCTGCAGAGATTGTTTGGCTTTTAACTACTACTTAGTAGATTTATAAATAAACTTGTAAGGGTGGGCAAAACTGCTCACCCTTTTTTTATAACATTTAAAAAATAAAAATATGGCATGTGATATAACAAACGGAAGGATTAAGCAATGCAAAGCCCAATTAGGCGGGGTTAGCAGCATCTACTTTTTTCCTTACCTAAAAGACCCATTCACTTTGGTAGGTGGGCAAGCGACAGCGAAAAACGCATCCCTAACGAATGTATTTGAATATGAGATTGAAGGCGATTTGAATACATTGGTTGAATCGTTGGTTTCCGACCGTAACACAGGGACCACAGTAAACACACAAACTTTGACAGTTAGCTTAAAAGCTATTGATTACGCGGCAGGTGTTCAGTTAAACCTATTGGCCAAAGGTTATCCAATGGCAGTGGTAAAAGATCGCAACGGTGTATTCCATGCAATAGGTATTCAAGATGGTATAGATTTCACAGTTGAGCAAAATACAGGAGGTGTTAAATCCGATTTCAATGGATACACTTTGACCGGAGTAGCAACAACTTCAGAGCTTAGCCCTAAACTTGACAGCGCAACACAAATAGCTTTCTTGGGAGTAGTAGCACCTTATATTAGTGGCCCTGCATCGGTAGCAGTTGCAGCAGCTATTCAATTGGTAGGTAGTGGAATACCCGCAGTAGCTAATGCTTGGGTATCTGGTACACCTGCTAAAGCAACCGTAGTGAATAACAATACTAATAGCGTTTATGTGACCGGAGTAGCAACAGGAACAACCGTTATCACTTACACAGACGTAAACGGTAAGACAGCAACCAAAACCATCACAGTTACGGCATAGTAAATTTAGCAAAATATTAGAGCCTCCAATTCGGGGGCTTTTTTATTTTAACAACAAAATAATGATTATTTAGTTTATAATATATGAGAGTATTAAATTCAGGAACGGCAGATTATGAAATCAAGTTTATACCGAGGGTGTATAGCTTGGATAATACCGTTTTGGAATTGACAAACATTGCTACTAAGGTAGTGACAACAGTTACACATGCCATAGCCGGAGACGATGGATTGCTTTCTTTACAGTTCACAGCTACATTTGTGGAAGGGGAACGGTACAAATTAGATTTATATAACCCAACAGATACTTTATTCATGTGTAATGTTTTAATAACAAATCAGGAAACGCAGGAGTACAACGTATCAAAAAACTTTATACAATATGAGTGATGCTCAAAACGACATACGGCTAATAGCTTTAAATTCATATGTTCGACCCGATGTTATTGAAACAAAAAGCAGGGAGTGGGTTTTGAATGGAAAAAGGAATGGATTTTATCAATATATCATTGATAGGTACAACGGAAGCCCGACAAATGCAGCTATTAATAATAGTTACATTGATCTTATTTATGGAAGGGGTTTGATGAACAAAAACAGCAACGTAACCGACTGGCTTAAATTCAAAAAGATTTTAAACGATAAGGAACTAAGAAAAATAATATACGATTTTCAATTATTTGGCGAAGCAATATTTCAGATAATCCCTGCAAAGGGTTCAAACCAATTGCCTACATTATACCACTTACCAAAGCAATTGACAGCACCAAAAAGAAAGAACGATGATAACGAGGTTGAGGCTTATTACTTTTGTGAAGATTGGAAACGGCCCAATGAAGATAACACCGAAGAACTACCTATTTTTGATAGCGGAAAACCAAATCAAGTAGCTTGTTTTCCTATCAGACCATATAAAGCCGGTAAGATTTACTTTTCTGATCCTGATTATTTAGCTGGGTTGCAATATGCCGAACTCGAAGAGGAAATAAGCAATTACTATTTATCCCACATTTTAAACGGTTTATCATTTGGCTACATTATTAATATTCCTAACGGTAACTCTTATACTCCAGAGGAAAAGACAGAGATTGAAAGAAAAATCAAAGGTAATTTAACAGGCTCTGCCAATGCCGGTCGTTTCATTATCAATTTTAACGGAACGGAAGCCGCCGTAACAGTAACAGCCATAGAGGTAAACAATGCCCACGAACAATGGCAGTATTTAACAAGCGAAGCAAGGCAACAGCTTTTAACAGCTCACAGGGTAACAAGTCCTATGCTATTCGGAATAAAAGATAACACAGGACTTGGAAACAACGCAAACGAATTAGACGTTGCAGAAGCCCAATTAATGAAAAGGATAATAGCACCTAAACAGCAGTTTATTACCGATGCTTTAGAAACCATTGCAGCCTCTTTGGGGTTGGCTTTGGACTTAGCATTTAAACCTTTAAGCGAACCGGCTGAAATACTACCTAAACAGGTTAAATTTAGCCACGACCATCCGGTAAACGAACTAATTTCAATGGGTGAAGATGATACCCAATATCCTGATTATGATTTAATCATCGAAAATGAGGTTGATTATGAAAATGACGATATTGAATTGAAGTTTGCCGCATCCACAGGAACAGCAAGGCCCGAAGGTTATTCAATGCAAGATAATAAAGACATCGTTATAAGATATAGGTATGTAGATCAGCAAGGGCGTAGCGGTTCGGAAGGTGCGACAGGTGAAAGGGAATTTTGCAAACAAATGATAAGAGCGAATAAATTATATCGAAAAGAAGATATAATCGCAATGGGTTCAAAAGTCGTTAACCCCGGATTTGGAATGAGTCCTAACCCGAATGAGCCTTATTCAATATGGCTATATAAAGGGGGTGGACTATTATCCGATGAATTTCCGGGTGGCACTTGTAAGCATAAATGGAACAGAGTTATATTTGTACGCAAAGATGTTTCAACCGATGTTAAAAATACTTTATTAGATACCATTTCCACAAGCGAAGCAAGGCGTAAAGGTTTTAAAGTACCTGTAAATGAGAATATAGTAAGTGTTGCACCTCATGATATGTAAGATATGGAAACACTATTTATAACACCGGCCGAGATAACAGCCACTACCATAATGGGAGGCAATGTTGATCCTGATCGCTATATTACCAATGTGGCCTATGTTCAAGTATCAGTAATTGAGCCTTTATTGGGGACTGAATTATACGATAAGATAATTTACGACTTTGAACACGATGAATTATGCAACGATTATCTAACTTTATTTGATGATTTCATTAAACCGATTACAAAGAACGAGGCCGTTGCTGAATATATCGAGGTAAGTCCTTTTTTAGTTGAAAATGGAGGTACTTTTAAACATTCGGCAGACAATAGAGAGTCATTGACAAGGCAGGAAATAGAAATATTAGCAGGTAAGTATCATTCAATGGCACAAATGTATATACAAAGGTTCAATAAATGGATTTGCAAACATTCGATACCAGAATATAAGACATGGCAGGATGAGGTAAATGCACAAAAGGTTGATACAAACTCTGGTATGTTCTTTTCAGATCGTAATTCACACTATAACTGGATGATAGATGAGCCTTCTAACTGAGTATCCTAGACAGTGCAAGGACACGGTTGGTAGGCTTAAAAGGGTTTATTTAGCCGAGTTTGTTGATTACGATGAAAATGAGATAGTAATTGTTGACGGTTCTTTATATACTTTCCCTGATACTATCATTTACCCTTACGAATGCGAAGGTAATTACACACAGGGAACAGGAACAGAGGGAGGAGATTACTATTGGGATCAGGAAATTAAGATACTTTTAAACAAGGTTTACGGAGTTGTTAACCAACGTGTTTATACTAAAACAAGATACAGGGTAATTGCAGAAACAAACAACGGTATTTATTTAATGTTTGGAGTAATGAACGGTCTTAACTGCGAATTGTCAAATAGTAGCGGTTCTGAAAAACCAGATTTTAACGGATTTGAACTAAAGTTTAAAGGAAAAGAAGACGAGGCAGCAATGCCGGTAGATATAAGCGGATTTCATCAGGAGCTTTCCGGCTTATATTTTAATTATGATTTGAGTTTTGGATCTGAAGAGGAAGAGTTACCAGGACCAGGATAGTTTAAAAAATATATTATGGCAAATAAAATAACATACGATAACAAAGTAGGCATAGTTGCAAAGGGTGTACATATTAATCAATGGTGGGATGACGATGCCAATGAGATTAAGACAAAACACAACCTTAATGATGATAGGATAACAGCATTGGAGTCAGAGGTAGGAACGGATACTTTTGATTCGGTAACATTTAACCCACAGTTTCCAAACCCGGAATATTCTGAAGGGTTGTTATTTTTTGATGATTTAAAAAAGGCTTTATCTACTTACAATGAAGATTTAGATATAACTTTGAATCTTGGAGAGGAGCTGATAAGCCCTATTGTAAGAAACATAACAGGTTCAACCATTGCTAACGGTGCAGTAGTTTATATCAATGGCATTAATAGCGGTTATTATACCGTTGCTTTGGCCAATTCACACGAAAAAGAGAAATGCAGGCGGATATTTGTAGCCACTACCGAGATAGCAAACAATAGTAACGGGAGGGTAACAAAGATTGGAGAGGTTGGAGGTATTGATACATCATCTTTTACAGCAGGGAAGATTGTAATGCTTTCCGATACAGTACCAGGTGCTATAACAGAAACGGCTCCAACAGATGGTAGCTATCTGACTATTGTAGGTATTGTTAAGACTGTAAATGCAACTACTGGGATATTATATGTTGATACTTTGACGAGTCCTTTAACAGCGGAAGTAACAGATACCAACGGATTTCCACCCGATCAAAGAACAGGAACATCATTAGCCTTTGTAGATGCAACAAGAGTTTTTACCATCGCACCCACAGGAACAGAATTTCACTATTACCAATTAGGTGACAAATACGAAAAAACTACTGCTCAAACGGTAACTTTAGCCAATACAACCGGCTTGCATATCATATATTTTGACGGTGCAACGCTTTCAAGTTTGGTAAATGCAACTGAGGCACAGGCTATTGATATTATATTAAACAAATGTATCGTATCAATTATCTATTATAATGCAACCGATGCCAAACAACATGTATTTAACGATGAAAGGCATGGCATAAGCATGACACCGTGGACACATTTAAACTTACATTTGACAAGGGGTGCGCAATTCCTTTCCGGTATTTCACCAAATGGCATTGTAATAGGTGACGGTTCTTTGGCTTCTCATGCTCAATTTGGAAACACGTTAGGCTCTATCATAGATGAGGATTTGATTGATGAATCAACAGCAACAGCCTCAACCGTTGGATTTAGGTATATTTACAAATCTGGTGCCTCCGGTAATTTCACATCGGGAACAAACGCAGGTTATTCATTTCCTGTAGGTGCAACACCATTGCCACAGTTTAACGAATGGACCGGGGCAACATGGCAACTGACAGAAGTAACAAGCGGGAACTTTTTTAATATCCACGGTTTTGGAAGTGCAGACATAAATAAAAAGCCTTTAGTATTTTTGGGAACGGCTCAATACAATTCGATAGCTTTAGCCTCATCAGGACAGGCCAACGAATTAAGTTCATTATTGGCAGGATTACCGGCTCCGGAGTTTGTTCCTTTATGGTCAATTATTATAGAGTGTAAAACATCTTTAACCAATGCAGTAAATGCAAGGGTAGTAAACAATTCTGCAGGTGCAAACTACACAGATTGGAGGGTAACAGAACTTGCAAGCGGTTCAACACCTTCCAACCATAACAATTTAAGCGGGTTACAATCGGCAGGCAGTGGTGTAACATGGGGACATATTGACGAAACAAATTATAATAAGTTAAGAACTAAAGTAATACAGTTAGCATGCTCAGACGAAACCACAGCTTTAACAGCAGGAACGGCAAAAGTAACATTTAGAATGCCTTATGCAATTACATTGACAGCGGTTAGGGCATCGGTAACGACAGCACCAACGGGATCCACTCTTTTAACTATTGATATTAATGAAGGGGGTACTTCGATATTAAGCACTAAACTAACATTTGATGCAAGCGAAAAAACAACAACAACGGCGGCCACTCAAGCAGTAATTTCAGATACAACATTAGCAGACGATGCCGAAATAACTATTGATATTGATTCAGTAGGTAATACAATAGCGGGCGCTGGATTAAAAGTAACTTTAATCGGCTATTTGACATGATAATCAACCCTTATATATTTGGAAAGCCTGAAGGCATGGGGTATATCTATAATGGTGATGCCGTTTTCGATGCGAATTTTGCGCCTACTGGTTGGGTTATACCTAATAATACACATGGACAGATTTTAGTTGCTTATATTGATTATTATTCTGGTGGAACTAAATTAAAAATGGCTGATTCAAGATTTTGGAATTTAACAAATCCCGGAACTAATGATTATAATTTTAGGTTGCTTGGGGCCGGTTGGAATTGGCCAAATGGAATATATCAAGATTTAAAAGAGGTTGGATCTTTTTGGGTAGATGAAGATGTATCTGATTATTATCATTATGGTGCATTAGATAACGACACTTATGTTTATCAATTAGCAGTATCGGATTTAAATGAAGGGCATTCGGTTAGGTTGCTTTACAACGGAGGCGGTACACCAGCAAGCACCATAACTGATTACGAAGGGAATGTTTATAATGTTGTTCAAATAGGTACACAGTATTGGACTGCATCAAATTGGCGTTGCACCAAATTAAACGATGGAACAGCACTAACAAAAAGAGTTAATGAAACAGAATGGAGCGTGTCAGCAGGATTATATTATTGCGCTCCAAATTATAATGATTTATTAGTATAACCCTATAATCTTTAAATAGATGGAACATAAATGCACACAGGAGAAACTTATTGCAGCCAATTTTGGCTATATAAAAGAAATGCTCGAAAAGATTGAAGAAAACACGAATAAAATAGATGATAGAGTTACAGATTTGGAAGCAATAGCGAATAGGCAAAAGGGTGCAATGTTGGCTATTACAGGTGTTTATGCAGTCACAATAGCAGTAATTACAATTTATTTATCAAGCAAAGGATTATGATGGAAATATTTAACGAACGCCAAAAGATAGGGGCTAATAGCTCACTTGGAATATTAACCTTTGAAAAAGAATATCCGCTTTGCTTTGTGGTTGAAGATGGGTACAAGGCTATAAAAGTAAAAGGCGAAACTAGAATACCTGCAGGAAGGTATAAGTTAGGCATCCGAAAAGAAGACACACCCTTAACTTTAAAATGTCGTACAAGGCCAAACTATTCTGGATGGTTTAGGTATTTTATAGAGGTTTTAAATGTTCCTAATTTTGAAAATATTTATTTTCATATCGGTAACACTGAAAAAGACACGGAGGGCTGCCAGCTTTTAAACTATTCGGCTCGTTTGAGTTTTGGCAGTTTGGAAGGTTCTGAAAGCCAACCGGCTGTAAAGCATTTTTACGAGCGTATTTATAACCGTTTGAACAACGGAGAGGAAATATTTTATAACGTAATCGATTTATAACATGAAAGCAATTAACTTTATTAAAAAGTGGTTTGACGGTAAAAAAACTATAATAGGTTTAATGGGAACTACTTTCCTGCAAATGGATTTAATATTTTTGCAAAACATGAACCCTGATATTAAAACTATTCTATTATGGTTGTTTGGGTTATTGGCAGGTAGTGGATTAATTCACAAGGCAATAAAAAAACCGGTAATGTAATGGCGGTTTCACTTTTAAAAACTTAAATTATGACACATAAAGAGAATTTACAGTTTGACCCATTGCATTATATAATGCTAATAGTATTAGGAATAGCTATATTTTTTTTTACAGTAACTTGCAAAACTATCGAATATCTGCCGGGGGATACAATACGAGAAATCGAATACAAGACCAAATTTGAAAAAGAGATAGTCCGCTTTGATTCGATAATAACCAAAACTGATACTTTTGCTAATATAGTCTTCAGGGATCGAACCGTTTACCAAACCAATGAGAAAGTAAAGATTGATAGTATCTATATAAATAATGAGGTTACAAAAGTTAACCCATTGAATGAACAATTGAAAAAGGATAACGATAAATTAAGCAACAAATTAGAAAATAGAACCAGATTATCACTATATTTGTCAATCGCTTTAATAGTTATTATAATGTTTCTTTTGATTCGCTCAAAGTTTAGGTAGGTTTTTTTTCATAATAGTTTAAGTTTAGTTCATGCCGGGTTAATATCCCGGCTTTTTTATTATCCGTTTATAAACGTTTAGCAATTTAATTGGATATGTTGTTGATTATCAATTACAAAAACGTTTATTGTACGACTATAATATAAATGTTAAATAGATTAGTTAAGTAGTTGATTGATAATAACATAAGTAGTAGGTGTGTTTATACGTATGTTAGGTGCAATATTTTTTAATTTTTTGCCCACGCACTCGGTTTTTTCAAAACCGTTAGGAAAAGAGAGTAGGTGCATTTTCATAGTTTGTAATTAAAATTTCAGTTCTACGGTTTTTTAAGTTTTTCCTTTCTCCTATTACGATTAAATTTAAATTTCTTTGTTCGGCTTGTTTTAATATAAACGGGTGGTCAAATTCACTCATTGCAAATCTGCACCCAGAATTACAAAGCAAATCAAATAATTCACTGCTATCATTTTCAGTAAATGAGTGTGAATAATTATCATCTGTTCCCAAATATGGTGGGTCGCAATAAATAAATGATTTGCTTTGCTCAACTTCATCTCTAAAAGAAAGGCTGTTTATAAATTTTCTAAAATCAAAATTTGCAAACTGCACATCAAATAAAAACTTTGCAGTCTCATCAATTTTGCTCATTAAAAATCCCTTACTATCTCCACAAACAAGCCCAATGGTTGTTCCTTTACCTAAGTATGTAAAATTGCTCATAAATAAAAACCTTAGTGCCTTTCTTATTGGTTCTTCTTCTGTATTTGTTTTCCAATATTCGAGTAAGTCCGAATGAATAGGCATTAATTCAAATGCTTTTTTCAGTTCATCTAATCGAGTGCTTACAACTTGAAATAAGTTAAAAACATCAGAATCCAAATCATTTACGATATTATATTTTGCTTTTGGTTTGTTAAAAAACATACCACCAGCACCGAAAAAAGGTTCAATATAAATATTATGGCTCGGAAATTGCTTTTGTATTTTTTCAGCAATCATTTGTTTATTTCCTAATCTTCGTAAAATCATAAAAAAAGCCCCCCTAAAAAAATTAAAAAATACAGACACCTAACACGTGCTATAAGCAATGCAGGGTTTCTGCGTTTTTCAATGTTTGTACTATTTATTAACTTCATCATAATTTGATAGTTTTGTGGTTTCTAATCCTGCACTGCTCATAGCACCAAACGTTATGTGCAAATAATTTTACTATAACCTTTGCCTTTATTTAAAGCATAAGGAATATTTTTACAACTGTGGTTATCATCACAAACCAATTTCCCGCTGTAATCACCATCTTCGTCTTTTACTACAATTACTTCATAATTCCACTCACTTCTTAATTTATCACCAACAAAAATTGGTTTGTTAGCATCATCGAAGTAACCCGTAAAATTATCAGCACATAACAGCGTATTAGCGTTATTGCTTTTGTTTTTCAATTTATCTTTTTCCATATTATCAAGTTTTGTATTTCAATTTAACATTCGTGTTAGCAACAACGCCAATACGCATACCGTTATAAGCCATATTAAGACGGCTTCGATTGAGAGTTTTCGACAAGTTTTTTAAGTTCGTCCTGAATAAAATTTTTCAAGTCTTTATTCGATTTTACTGCAAGGATTTTGAGTTCTTGCAGTATGGTTTCTGGTATATCTATTATTTTTTTCATTGTACTTCGAGTATATACATGGTTCCACCTGCTGGGTGTCTTACTGTCATAGGTTCAACAAGTACAATAGAATTATCTATAAGCACTTCACGCATCTTTGTTCCTGGTATTTTATCACCTAAAAGCACGTTTTCACATTTTTTCAAATCTGCAAAAGACTGTGGGCGTTCAAATTCATCACCATCAAAGTTTATAAGTTCACGTCCAGTTTCCCATAATTGACTAATAGTTGCTTTCATAATCGTATTTTTAATTGTTATTAATTATGAAGTAAAGATATATAATATATATGATATATACAAGTAAAAAGCTATTTATTTTCAAAATATTTTACTTTAAATTGACAATCAAACAAATACGGCTTATAACACCGTGTATAATTAATAGCGGTTTCAGTGCTATTTTGAAGTTCTGTATCTCGTTCAATCATTTGTTATATTTTGAAAGTTTATCACTCGTAATCCGCTACTAATCATACACGAACCGTTAGGTGTAATGCTAAGAAACAGCATCGGCATCGACTTTTTTGAGAATTAAATTATCTTCATCATCAAAAGAATAGCAATCGGGGCAATAATGAATATTGTAATCTTCTTTATGCCAATCAGAATCACTTGCATTATCCCAAGCTCCATTCTCACAGTTCCAAGCGCAAAATCCTTGATGCTCATCCTCGAATAACTTTCCGCAGTTATCGCATTTGATTGTAAACATTTCAACTTTATGTATCATTTCGATTTTAAATTAAAGCACATACGCCTAACAATATGTATAAAATATAGGCGGTTCAGTGCAGGTTTATACTTTTCTACTTTCTATTTAGTTCGTGCAGTCGGATAAGGCAGTAATTCCTATCCGCCTACATTTCATACATTTAATGTTAGGCATAAGTTACCATTGCTCTGGTGGGCAACAATAACCATGCACCGCTTCCGCATCACTTAAATTATCCTCAGTAAACAATTTATATTCTTCATAATCTAATGGCCTTCCATCCTTATCAGTAGGTTGCCCACAATACCCACAACGGTAAAAACCTGTGCATAACACTGGCTCAACCGTAATTTCAGGCCTAAGTATGTTTCCAAGTTCGGTAAATAAATCCATGTCTTATAAATTTAAAAGTTAATATTTCAATTTCCATCAACTACGGTTAGCCACACCGTTAGCAAACAGTTTGTAATCAAGGGCAATCGTAGTGGCAGGTACAACAACGTCCTTTAATTACTGCTGGTTCGGTTTTGCACACAACACAAAACGATTTGCTAATATCGGCTATATGCAATGCCTTTTTATCTTTTTTTACTTTTTTCTGTTTAGTTTTCATATTACTATTTATTAAAGTTCGTGCGAGTTTTAATATCGGCACTGCACATATCCGTATACGTTATATAAATCGTTATTCTTTATTGATGTAAAATTAAACAAATAATTTTAATATACAAATAAATATTGTTATTTATAATGAATATAAATTGCATAAAAAGTTTGCTAATTAAAAAATAATGTTTAATTTTGGTCTATCAAACTTTAAAACTAAACATTATGCCAACAGCACCTTATGAACAAGACGAACCTAAATTATGCCAGGAATGTGGCGGTATTTTAGACGATGATTTTTTCTGCACAGATTGCGGAGCCGAAGCGAACTATGGAAACTTTGATGATGATTATTACAGTGAATATTTAGAAGAAACGAGGTAACCTATGGACACTAAAAAACTAATTGAAAAGCATCAAACATGTATTGAGATTGTTGAGGCAATTGCAACGTTTGAAACACTGTTTAAAAGCAGAGCAGAAAGCATCCATGCTTTACAAAACTGGCATCCTGATTTGAAACAGAAATATGAACACGACCTTATTATTTATAGGATGTGTATCGATAGGCTGAAACAACGTTATTTAAAAACACTAACAAATTAGAATTATGAAAACACACTGGAAACAACTCGTAAACCCTGACTATTTAGGGGCTTATTCACTGCCTGACGGTAAAGATATTACCATAAAAATCAAACAAGTAGTTCGTGAAATCGTAAAAGGGCAAAACGGTAAATCTGAAGAATGCACAGTTGCACACATCGAAGGAAATAAACCATTGATTTTAAACCGAACCAATTGTAGGACTATTGCCAAGATATACGAAAGTCCATTTATTGAAGATTGGGCCGGTAAATCAATTACTATTTATGCAGCAGTTACCAAATTAAAGGGCGATGATGTGGAATGTTTGCGGATTAGAGAAGTAAAAATAAAAGAGGTATATTAGAGCCTTATTCCGGGATATTCAAAACACGAAAAGAGGCCGAAGAGTGGTATAACAAACAAGGAAAAGAACTTGAACAATTATTTAATCGTCACCTAATTTTAACTTAATATGATAGCAATTAACATTAATCTAAGCGAGATTCCAAAAGATCAGATCTTTATAGGAAAAAAAGGAAGCTACATCACTTTGATAGTTGATGAAAGGAAAGCACCGGACAATTACGGTAATACCCACACCGTTTATATTTCGCAATCCAAAGAGGATAGAGAAGCGAAAAAGGATAAACAGTACATAGGTAGCGGAAAACTCTATTCGTTTGAAAAAAAGGCCGTTTCTGAAAGCCAGACACCTTTTACAAATGAGGTTGATAACGATTCATTGGACCAATTACCTTTTTAAAATATTAAGCCGTGGCCCGGGCGGTTTCGATTCCGGTAAAAACAAAATGTAAAATTGTCTTTGAAACAATTGCCGGTTATGGTTCCGGCTAAAACATTAAAGGTGAGCGGAGCCGATCCCATCCGTGTTGTAATTTGAGGGTGAACCCCGGTGTTGTTGCCGGGGTTTTTAAAAAACTAATAAATTATTACCATGAAAAAACTACTATTTATCGCATTAATGAGTATCGCTATGTTTGGTAATGCTCAAATCAATGAATCGGCTATTATAGTCAAAACAAATTTACCTAAATATTATTCAGAGATAAAAGCGTATGCTGTTGAAAAATGGGATACAGATAACGAAATGATTGTTTACGAAATAAACGAGCAATGTGAGGCTTTAATTGAGTTGATGGATTACATAGGCAAATATGATACTATAATAACTAAATTGATGACTAAATGGGGAACGTATAAAGACAATAAGTTAATCTATGTTGATTATGAAATGGTTTTATATGATCTAAAAAACTGGATTAAAAATGCAGATTATTAAATAATTTTATTATCTTTGTAAAGCTAATAAGTCCGGGTGGAAGCGGATAGCTAAAACATTATTAATTTACCCTTTATGCTGCGAAGCCTTCCACCTTCAAAGCATAGAGGGTTTTTAATTTAAAAAAACATGAAAACAAACGTAACGATGGTAAGAAAGATGGGTTCTTTCGATGTTTCACAAAGGACTAAGGATGGTATGTTTAATGCAGGAGAATTATTAATGCAATGGAATAAATCAACTGGAATGACAAAAAAAGTTACTCATTTTATGGATTTAAATCAAACAAAAGAGTTCTTGCAAGTACTTGATAATGAGGTAAGTCGTGATTCTGCCTATTCAGTTTCCAAATGCAAAACAAATAAAGACGGTTCTAAAATAGCAGGAGAAACCTGGATGCACCCATATTTGTTCATTGACTTTGCAATGTGGATTAATCCACGTTTTAAATACGATGTTATACGTTTTGTTTATGACCAACTAATCCAATTTAGACACGATGCCGGAGATAATTACAGGGGATTGACAAAGGCATTAACACGTTTTAATAATGTTAATTTTGCACAGGTTGCCAAAGGATTGAACTATATTGTTTTCGGGTTACATGATACCGATTTAAGACAAAAAGCAAATGAGATACAATTAAAGGAACTTACTGACCTTCAAAATAAACTTGCGTTTGCCGTTGATATGGGTTATATTCGTTCATTTGATGAATTGATAAATGAAATGCGTAGGATGTGGCACTATAAACAAATTAAATAATATGAAAGATGCTTATTATTTTAGCCACGATGCTAACAGCCAAGATGATCCAAAATGTATGCTATTAATTGACCAGTTAGGAATGGAAGGTTATGGCATATTTTGGGGATTGATTGAAAAATTAAGAGCTGAAAAAGATTATAAACTACCTTTGTTAGTTTGCGGTTCATTTGCTAGAAGGTGGGGAACATCAAAAGAAAAAGTTGAGGCAGTAGTATTAAACTATTCACTATTCATTATTGAAAATAAAGAGTTTTTTTATTCCGAAAGGCTTAAAATGTCAATGGAATTAAAATCTTTAAAGGCCAAAGAATCAATTAGTAAGAGATGGAATAATACGAACGTATTACCATCGTATACGAACGAAATACGAAACGATACTATTAAAGTAAAGGAAAGTAAAGTAAAAGAAAGTAAAAGAATAATAAAACCCATCCGTCCTGATTATTTTGAATTTGAATCTTATGCTTTACAAAAAGAACCATTACTTAATAAACAGGCTTTAAAACTTAAATACGATTCATGGATTGAAAACGGTTGGAAAACTGGATTAAATAAACCAATTTTAAACTGGAAATCAACTTTACTAAATACTATTCCACATTTAAAAAACGACACTAAAAATACTACCAATGACAAACCAATCATCAGCGACTTTTTCGCGGGTACAAGATATGGGAAAAGTACCTCCTCAGGCAATTGAATTTGAAGAGTCTATTCTTGGATCATTAATGTTGGAAACATCCTTAATAAAAGATAAGGAAATGATACTATCAAAGGACTGCTTTTATAAAGATGCCAACGGATTGATATACGAGGCAATAATAAGCCTTAACGATAAGAACAACCCTATTGATTTATTTACGGTATCAAACCAACTTAAAAATTCTGGTAATTTAGAAAAGGTTGGCGGTCCGTTTGAACTTTCAAAGCTGGTTAATAAAGTGGCCTCAACTTCGCACTTCGATTATCATTGCCAAATAGTATATCAAAAATACATTCAAAGGGAGTTGATAAAATACAGTTCTAAAATATACTCAGATTCTTTTGATGATTTTGAAGATGTTTCCGACTTAATTGATTTTAGCAACAAAGAACTTGAAAACATAAACAAACTTGTTTCCGGTAAAAACAAAATCCAACATGTTAAAGAGATTGCGAAGCGTTGTATTGTTGAGGCCGAAAAAAGGAACATAAACCACAAAGCCGGAAAATCAATCGGAATAACAACTGGATTATTCGATTCTGATCGTATGTTGCAAGGTTGGCACAATTCAGAATTAACCATATTAGCAGCAAGACCGGCAATGGGTAAAACAGCTTTAATGCTTCATTTTTCGGTATCGGCTGCACGGTCCGGCAAAAGTGTTTGTATCTATTCATTAGAAATGAGCGATATATCTTTAACGGATAGATTAATTATAAAATTAGGCGATTTAAACGCATCGAATTATAGGAGTGGTAAGATAGCACCGATTGAATGGACTGGTATTGAAAAAGGCGTTAATGATGTATCAGAATTACCGATTTACATTGATGATAATTCAATGGTTTCAATCAACTATATAAAAACCCATTCCCGGAATATGAAAAAGTTGGGTAAATGCGACATGATTTTTATTGATTATTTGCAGTTAATGGATATGTCCGGAGGTAACAAACAAAACCGTGAACAGGATGTAAGCCAAACAAGCCGGGCCGCTAAAATCATTTCTAAAGAGTTGGATATACCTGTTATATTATTGAGCCAATTAAGCCGAAATGTTGAACAAAGGGGAGGGGATAAAAGGCCTCAACTTTCAGATTTAAGGGATTCCGGAGCCATTGAACAGGATGCCGACAATGTTATATTTATACACCGGCCTGAATATTACGGATTAGAAAACGATGGGAACGGTAACAGTTTAAAAGGCGTTGGCAAGTTGATAGTTGCAAAGCAAAGAAACGGAATGACCGGTGATTGCCTATTTAGATATAACGAAAGTTTAACACAGTTTTTCGATTATACAGAAATAGAAGAGCCTTTTGCACCGGTTGAAATTCAAAAACCTATTGCAGAAAACAATAGAAACTTTTACGAAAAGGATAAATTTAACGAACCTATTCCATTTTAATCATGACACCACACGTAAAAACATACCTAAACTATTTTGGTTATACAATAGCAGATTTTATAATATGTGAAATCCCGGGATGTGGTTCAAAAGCTATAGATATTCACCACGTTATACCACGATCAAAGTTCGGATCCAAAACCAAAAATAAACAGGATAACATTGAAAACCTGATAGCACTATGCAGAAAATGCCATAACCTGGCTCATGCAAATATTTACACAAAGGAACAATTAACTGATATACATTTAGGGAACTTATGAAAAAAAGTGAAATTTATAAAAATGAATATCCATTGGAAGATTTGCTTCCTGAGTTGGATGAAAAAGAAGTAATGCAAATTGTATCTACTTGCGATTATAATATTGAGGCCAGCCAAATTGCAAAAAGCATGGAATTACCAGAGGTAAACGATGAAGATGCAAGATATTTTTTTACGATGGGTTATGAATATGCCAAAGAAGAAGTAGAACGCAAATTAAAACCTATAAGTTTATGAACTTACAAAACTTAATACTAAACAAAGCAACGGGCTATAACTTTGAGCCTGAGTTCAGATTTTGTGAAAGGCGTTGGCGTTTCGATTTTGCACACGTTGGAAGTAAAACAGCCATAGAGATTGAAGGAGGTATATTTTCACGGGGCCGACATACTCGTGGAGTAGGTTATTTAAACGACATGGAAAAATACGACAAAGCAGTTGAATTAGGTTGGGCAGTTTTAAGGTACACACCACAGCAAATGGATGAGTTTGCAACATGGGAACAGATTAAAAAAGTAGTAAGCGAAAGAATACAATTAGTTGACTTTTTAAATTCGCACCGATGATCTACAATTTAGAAAATCCAAACGAAGTCTATTTATTTAACCAGCAGTCAAAACACATGCTCGAAAATAAAAAGATGGTGGAGCTTAACCAATGGAAAGCAACCCGGACCAATAACCAAAATAGTGCAAGATGGTTGTATTTGGAAATGGTTGCAAGTATATTGAAAGAACAAGGGCAAACTTTTCAGCCTCCGGGAACTAAATTAGAAGTACCTTTTACAAAGGATAATCTTTATTCGATATATTGGAACCCATTAAGGCAATATATGTTTCCTGGCAAAGAAAAGCAGTTAGACACAAAAGAATTTAGCGAACTGGTTGAAATGGTAATGATGCTATTTGCTAAAGTTTTTGATATTAAAATAGATTTTCCAGATTGGAAACGAATAACAGAGGAGTAAACTTATTAAATAACGTTGTACCTAAATTATTAAACATGGACCACAATAAAATAACTAAAATAGTTTGCGAATATTATGGAACCGATAAGGCAACCATATTAAGCAAGACAAGGAAAGCCGAAATACTTGAAAAAAGACAGATGCTACAATTCTTTTTAAGGCAAAAATACTCACTTATGCAGGTTGGAGAACTTACAAACGTAAACCATGCAACTGTTATAAATGCAGTAAAGCGAATACAAAACTATATCGAAACTGAAAAGCGGGTTAAATATGACTATGATTATATTTCATGGCTACTGAAAGTGTATGGAACAAAAACAACCACATTAAGGCAGTTGGCCGAAATATGGACTAAAAGAGTTGAAAAACTAAACAGTGTAAACACTTACAAAGGAGTATGTCTTCATGCAGAAATGTGCCAGCGGATGGTTGATTTACTCTATTGGTGTAAAAAATTTAATATAAAGTAATTGTATATTAAAAATAATTGTTTAACTTTACTCAACTAAAATTTAAAGCTATGGAAAATATTATTTTAACACTATGTTTATTAAACATAGGCTTGTTTATCTACCTTTATGTAAGGTTCAAAAAGTCCGAGAAATGGGATAATGTATTTAAAAAGCATGACAAACCAGAACCCACAGTGACCGAAAGTAATGATTTTATAAATTTTTCATAATGGACAGCTTAGAAATTCAGGATATTATAACACGGGTTGAGGCATCGGATCGCAATGAGTTTTTAATTCATATCGAAGATACGGGCCATATAGAGCTAAACAAGAAGCAGGTATTGACAATACTGAAAAACGAATTTAGCATGCAATCACTGAATGAATTTAGGGAGTGGATAGAAAGCCAAGATGTAAAGTATAACCAGCTGGCTAAACTTATAAACCTACACCCGGTTAAGTTTACACAGATGATTACAGGGCATATTAAAAGCACAAAGCAGATCGGAAGTACATTGGAGTTCATTGAAGCCGTTAAAAAAACGTTATGAGAAATATACTTCCATTGGTAAATACATCTTTAGAGCCTTATCTGGATGATTATTTAATCAATGGAAAAGAAGGCCAAACATTTAGACTTACCCATCAAAACTATTATATGATAGAAGGTAAAAAAGTTAAGTTTGAGCCGTTTTGTAATTTTTGTAACGAAAAACCAGAAAGAAACGATTACAGAATAGGAGATATATTTTTAAAGATCGAAAGCGGGTTTATATTTTTCTATTGCCAAAAGCATATATCAGGTAGCGGATTTATTAAGAACAAGGATAAACAGCTTAGATTGTTTTAATAACGATACGTATAAACTCAAGTTACTTTGGCGGTGTGTGAGGACGTGTGGTAATTTGGTTTATACGAGGTTATACTTTGTACATTAATAAAAAACTAAAATATGAAAACAGAAAATTTAAAAAGAGCTAATAAGCTAAGAGAAGAAATTGAACAATTAAGGGATGACATTAAAGTGCTTGAGCATGCCTTGAGCGATTCTTTTAAAAGTAGAGATGGGATTTTAAATACGCTTGGAACAAGACAAGATGGGTATTTTACTACTATACCAGAGAATGTAAGCAAAACCATTTATAAAATAATATTGCTTGAATGTAAGGATATGCTTAATAAATGCCAAGCTGAATTTGATTCGCTGTAGTATAAAGTATAACATACGTATAAACGCACCAATCACTAAACTAATTGATATTGTTCCACATCCCGATACTAAACTGCCTTGGTATGAGCACCATCCTATGTGGTTGACATGTCTTCCGTCTAAGTATTTTAATCAGGAGAGTAGTAAGTGATGCATTTTTGTAAATCATGTGGCGCCCCACATGAAGATGGGCGTAGCTCATGTTCCTATTGCACCACAGAATATCCCCACACTATTACTACTCGCTATTCTTTTGGTTGGATTGACTATCGTAAAGTTTATGCAACGCTGAGGTGTGTATGAGGTGTTATTGCTGCAACCGTGCTTTGTCTGATTTTGAATCAACCCTTCGACATGCAGTAACTCAGGAGTTTATGGACACCTGTTCCACCTGTCTTGAAGATTTGAACATTCCAGTTCGGGGACGGCCCGACTTGATGAACACACCAATTCTTGAAGACGATGATGAGGACATTGAAGAATGAGAATGTATCTTTACACGCCATATAACAAAAGTGGACGAGAGTACCCTACACGTGTTGGTAGCCCTGTTTGCTATTGTTGTGGTAGTACCTGGAATGGAAAACTTAAGGCACGTCAAGAAGCAAACACTAAATTCGGGATTAGTTTGTATGCTGGTGTTGCTGAAGAACAGGACACTAATGACACTCTTGTAAAAGTAATTGAAACTAAGAATGGCCCAATTACCGCTGCTATTAGGAAGGTTTGGTAATGTTTGTCAACGGGACGGTTAATTCTATTGTCCAAAGTGTGTACAGCAAGAATGGTTGGTTTTGGGAAGGCTACAAACTCGCTGACAATCTAAACACTAAAGACACCTATTTCCTTATTTTTAACTGTGGTCATAAACCACAATATGATTTTTTAATCAGCCAACCTCAAATTAAAATTCTTTTTGTTGGGCCTGCTG